CTCCACGGGAATATTGGTTACGGGATAAGGGCGGCCGTCCCAACCATGGCGGTTATCCATCCGCCAGCGGTACTGTGCCTCAGTTCACCGCAAAGAGCGCAACATCACAACGAAACTCACATGAGGGCCAATGGAGCACGAGCAGCTCCCATCAAAGCACGGGCACCACGGGCCACACGGAAAGTGGCACCCATGCCGTTGTAGATAGCATTGCCAGTATTGGCAACGCGTTCCGCAATATCTACAACACCATTACCGATGGCCTCAGCACCATGCATTGCCCTTGCCCATAAGGACTCAGGAGCATGCTGATGCTGAACATGAGTGGCTTGGGCTGGATTCGTGGGATCAAACCTTGTACGCCATTCACAACAAACCAACAGTTGCAAATTAACTTTACCAGGATTATAAATGAACATAGGAGCGAATCCAGTGAAGTCCTCAGTGGCATCACTAAACGTAAAACGGCCATTGTCGGCCGTGAGGGCAGCGGTAAAATTGGCAAGCTCCGACATGTTAAAAGGAACCAAATCAACCTGAACACCTCTAAAAGAAAGTTTGGCGGCAGAACACAACCTCGGGTTATTATAAGAAATACAAGCTCTAGCAATAGCATTATAAGAAACATTAGTACTCTGACTCAGCTTTAAAGCAGTACGAATGCGACCCATATAAAGGATACCAGAGGTTGTTTGAATAGCATTAGGATTCATAATCTGAACACTAAATGCTGATGGAGTAATCTGAGCTCCATTCCATGATCCTGTCTTGAGCTGGGAAAAATGCCAGAAATAAGTATTACTGGCAGTCCCAACTGAAAGTGCTGCATCAATAGCACCTATCGCATAGGTGCTATGCCACTGACCCTTATTATCATCGAAAGTAGGGCCAAGGAAGATAACCTCCAGGGAGCTATCCATAGTCTCAGTAGTGCGAACAACTGAGTAAGGGCCAGTTGGGCGAGGCAAAGGAAGGTGTGACATATGAAATGCATCATGACAAGAGGGATGATAGCCTGCTGTAGATCCGAAAGGACGAGGAACAGTACGGCCCACACCTTGCTTAATGCCCCTGAGTGCTGAAGCATCAGAATTACGTTGCCTGCCAAAATTACGTGCCAATGCGGCTTTGGCACGTTTCGGAGCTCGACGGAGAGCTTTCTTCTGCTTATTAGTGAGTTTCGCCATGGTCAAAACATGCAGAAAACAGCGGCTGGACTCCAAAAGTTTGTCCTAGGAATCCTCAAAATACCGACGGCGTAGGACAACTAACAAACAGTGACACAGTAGTGTTTCCATCATAATAGCCAAAAAGTCGCGCCGGCATAAAACGATAAGTAGCGCCACTATAAGTAATTTCAAACACCCCATAAGCATCGCCTCGAGTGCCTCGAGCACCCGCAGCAGTGGTGTCAAAACGATTCCAACCTCCCTGTTTGATGTTGGTGCCGTTTGTTTCGAATTCGAATTGCAAATGCCATTCGTTGACACCCCTATCGAGGTAAAGGTTTGAAATATCCGCAGCATTCGCGGCTGTACCGTGAATGCCACCCGGAGTAAAGACGAAACCAGTGGGATCAGCACTGGTTCCGTCGTTACACCAAATCCAACCTTGGATCTTAGCGGTCGCCATAGTGAAACACGGGATTCCTCAAAATTTACACCTAATTACCTAAACCTGGGAGCCCCCTATCCCCGTTGCGTTCATGATCCAAATAAAACAACCATTTGTCATAACCGATAGGTTCACAATATCGAACGAAGAACTCAAAACAGAGGTTACGGTACTTGCATTTATATAACCCGGATCCAGGCACACAGGACCCGGGGGACTCTCCAAGGATGATATCACCCGAAACAAGAAGATGATGCTCAGAAATAAGCAAAGAACGGATGGTAACAACCATATGACAAGAGAGCTCATTCCAAACAAAAGAAACCGTTCGCTCACGTTCCAAGGACATATTTTCAAGGGGACTCTTCAGTTTAGCTCATGCACCATGCAGTTGTGTTGCGGATTTCTTAAACGGGCTCTGGAGCCGGACAAACCACCACTCCGCCCCGTTAAGTCGCTCTCACACAACGCGCTGCCACGCAGGCGCACCCGTAGCCCTTCCCACTGGATTGCTTGGACATAATGGTAAACGAAGTCACTCCTCCGTAAACTTAGCCCACAACGAGGAGGCAATCACCCCACCACGCAGATTCGACCAAGTCCATCACAGGCCTCACTCATGCGCATGCAGGTCTGGGGGACGGAATGCCAAAATGGCACTTGGATGGCTAGTCCAACATGGGCGCTACTCCATGTCCGCCTGGCCCTCACCTGGGAATGCCAACTAGCACAACTGACAATTCCCGTGCAGCCGTCGGTACGACGCCTAGCTCTTCAACGTGAGTGGCAGCTCACGCCTACTGAACCATAAGGTCAGACCTTCGGGCCTCGCCGCCCTACCGATGTTGAGTCACTACATAGGCGAGCCCTTCACCTCCCGTGAACATAGTACACATCTGGGGAGTACAAGAAGAGGGTCCAAATAGCAAAAGAGTGCTCTCTTACCTCAACACCACGATGACACCCAATACCGATGATGGTGCCCACGGTCTTCTAATCCCCCCGCGGACAAACGGGGGGGGGAGTCCCGGAAAAACCAAAAGGTTACCAAAATCCCAATTAATTAAAGCCGCTAATTAAGTGAAACGCGTGCTGATCATCTCCTGGCTTTCGAATAACTTCCTGGGTCCCAAAGACTCAGGGGCAAAACAGATTTAGCGGTCACTGTGCAAAGTGGATCAGAAAAGGAACAAGATAACAAAGATGCTTCATAATAAGCGGACCAATCAGGAACAACTATTTTAACCAACTCACGCATCTGTGGATCCAACACACCGCATCTACTAACCAGGCTATTCAGCTCTCTAACTATCGAATTCGTTTCATGCACACCAAGCACACACGCTTGGTCTGGTCCCAGGCCGATGTCACCAGAATTCTTGGAATGCGCCAAACCCAATTGCGCAAAATAATTGCATAAAGGCCCGCAATCCTTAAAATTTTCAGCTCGCGCATACATCGCTGACAACCCGACTTCACCAATCTTCGTGGGATCTTGCTTGACTAAGGTTGAACACGTCCAAGAAGATGAGGCGATATTACGTGGAATTTCGGGGCAAAATGCCCCGACTGGTCCATATTCATCACAGAGAAAATCAAACCCTGTAAAAGTCATCTTCTTATCAACATAGACCAGCTTCATTCGAAAGCCCATGGATGTCCACGTATCTTCAATGCGCTTACCATTGATGGTCTCAGTGGTACTCAAAACTGAGTCATCCCCTTCAAAAGCAAACTTCAGTTGGTACCAATAGCCATCGTTAACCGATTTATACCAAACAGGTGCTTCTGGGTTCTTAATAAACTGCTCTATCACATAATCAGGATTATCAGCCAACACGCTGATCCAACACACCAGATTAATGAGATAATTAAAGCAGCTTGTCCCACGATGCCCAGACTGGCGAATGGAATCGATCAACACTCGTATCGGGGGAACGAGTTTTCGGCCCTGAACTTTAGCTTTGCCCTTAATTCGCGGTTTTTCCATGTCAGCGAGCACCGCATCCAGCCATGAACGCGGCACTTCGGGATCTTCACCTAAAACTGACATAATTCGCCTGATAATCAAATTCTCTGTCATTCCGCGAATAGTCGCATTGCAACAAGCATCCCAAGCTGATCCATCACCTTCGATGATGGTGCACTTCTTGTTCTGACGTAAATGCTTAGCAACACGCTTCATTGCGTCATATTTAGGACAGTGCTTGATGCTTGACGACTCAAACGCCTCGAAAAGTAAATCTTCGAAGCATTTAACGGGCAATTGCATCATCACCTGAGCTTTATCGCCACACTGAATTATTGGCCGGGGCGCTTTATCTTTGGCGGGGAGAGCCTCATTCAATTTTATCTGAAACTCTTGTTCTATTTTTGCATGAGTATCGCACAGACACTCTTCTACGGCATTCCTCCACCGCTGAGAATCCCACTTCTTTGACTTAAACTCATTAAAATCTGGATTCTCTTCACGCCATTTCTTAATCTTGCGGAAGGTAAAAACATGCTTCATCAAAGCAACAACAGTACTATTAATCCGCCGAACAAGGTGTTTATTTGCCTTAAAAGGCAATGGGCGGACGCGCTTTGATAAACCACATTTCAAATTACCCTCCGTTGAAGCCATAACTTCAGTGGGGATTAAATCAGGACCGATCTGGTAAGCGAGGGTACAATCTTCTTCTTCAGCATTGCGAGAATTGACACGGTCTTCTTTGCCAAATTCATCGCCCTTCAATCTCGTACCCTTCATCTCGCCGTTTGTCACATCCGGATTACCGGAATGTGTGTCGGTGGTTTCTGGTGGTTCGGTGCAGACGACAGGGCGGCCGTCAGAGATAGAACGGAACACACCTTCCTCACATTCCAAGAAGGCCATCATTGCTGCTGGAGCCCACACACACAAGGACTGCTTCAGCATCTCACTATAATCGCTTAGTGAGAGGTGATGTATAAAGGTTCCATGAGCTCTAAACTCTGATCCCTTCGCTGCAACAGAAGCGGCATGGACAGCGCGTTCAATAGTGCCAACGGTTTTAACCGGAATAGGCACTTTAACAACACGATCTGTTGGGTTTGGCCTGAACATCTGATGGCAAAATGCCATCCATGCCAGCACAATAACCCTGAGGAAACTAAAATAAGAAAGAACAATAGTAGCCCCGATCATAAGAAACAGGACATCATACATGTTCCTCTTAACATAGTTATTTTTACACCTGTTACAACACGCATGAACAGGTACCTCATAGATCCAATGCTGCTCCTCCGAATCAACTTGCGAATCCTGCAAGAACTTAAGCTCTTGAGAATTGCAACAAGCACACGGCTTAGGGATAACCGAACGGAACCGCGTATATTCCATCCGGGGCTTATAGTAGCGTTCCAAATAGGAACCGACGCCAGCCACGCGCCGCAATTTTGTTCTCAGTTGTAAGGACGGGACTCCCTAGAACTTGAG